TTAAGTCACAATATAAAGTTGCAGGACGAAGACATACGGCAAGCGAACCATTAAAAGATTTAAATGACCCAAAGAAAATTGCACTTATCACATTAAAAATAATTATTGATTGTATTGCGTCACATAAAACATTAGCCCAAACAGCATTACAAATAGGAAGTATGATTGAAGTTGAACTTCAGAACTTAATATTTAAAGCTAAAGAACCTCACCTTCACACAGTCGTGTTGAGAGATTTGATTAAAAGAACAAGTAATGTCAAACATCGTAAACGAGTTTTTGCACACACCCTAAACAAGTACAAGGTTGAAGTTGATAAATGGGACATAAGAAAACAAGCATTAGTTGGACTTAAATTAGTTGACTTGTGTATTAAAAGCACAGGCTTGTGTCAGTTGAAACCCGTTAGAGAACGTAAAGATAAAACAGTTAACTATTTAGTCTTGAAGCCAGAAGTAGAACAAAAAATTAAAGATAACTCGTTTCAATGTAGTGTACTTACACCATATTATAAAGCTATGGTCGTGCCACCTAAACCATACACTACTCCTTTCAATGGTGGTTTTCATAACGAGTATTTAGCTAAACAGCCATTAATTAAAACTCACGATTATACTTATTTACATACGTTAGATAACGAGAAACTAAAAGATTTTTATGATGCAGTTAATCATTTACAATCTGTACCATTTAAAATTGATAAAGATATGTTTGATGTATTTAAAAATATATGGGACAATAATTTAAGGTTAGGTAAGTTTCCCGATAGAGAAAGTTTATTAGATGAAAAAGGTAAACCAAAAGGTATTTATCGTGACCCAAAAGTTGATGAGATATTAGAATTAAGAATAAAATATAAACGTGATTTAAATAGAGTATATAATGATGAGATTGCACGTTCATCAAAAGTATTAAATACACTTGTAGCAATAGACCTTGCGATAGAGTATTTAGAATTTGAAAGAATATACTTTGCCATTTTTGCTGATAAACGAGGTAGATTGTATTGTATGGGAACTACCATCACCTACCAAACGGATCAAAAGATTAAGTCGTTAATTACCTTTGCAAACTCTGAACCACTTAACGAGGTAGGAAAGTATTGGTTATATGTTCACGCCTCAAACACTTGGGGTAATGATAAAGTTTCTTATGGAGAACGATATAAATTTACAGAAGATAAATTAGACGAGTTTATTAGCTACGCTGATGCACCTTTGGACAACAAAGGTTGGAACTTCGCAGATAAACCTATGGAATTTCTTAATACCTGTATGCACCTTAAACGACTTAAAAAAGAAGGGCTGGGTTACTCTTGTAATTTACCTGTGTCTATGGACGCAACCTGTTCAGGATTGCAGGTGCTTTCTATTTTAATGAGAGACGAAAACACCGCAAGAAAAGTGAACGTCTTACCGAGTACAGAACCACAAGACATTTACTCGGCAGTTGCAGAAAAGGTAAAAGCAGAAGTTGAACTAAAAGCACAAGAGGGATCACGAGAAGCTAATCGTTGGTTGCAATTTGGTATAACAAGGAAAATTGTGAAGCGAAATATTATGACTTATGTGTACTCGTTAAAACCTTATGGTGCACGTCAACAAATTTTTGATGAATATAAAAGTATAATAGAATTTAATCCCGATAAAAAAGTTTTAGCAGATGACGGGTTTAGTGATTGTCGTTGGTTAGCTAAAATTGTTTGGGATAAAATGGAACAAGAGATAGACCTTGAAGCACAATTAATGAAGTGGTTTCAAGATTGTTCAAAGTTGTTTGCACAAGCAAATATGGTAATGAAATGGACTACACCTATGGGTTTTCCTGTAGAAATGGACTACAGATATTTAATACCATTTAAAGTAAAGACAGCGATTAGTGGTTCATTAGTTTATACAACATATAGACGAGAACTAAATCGTAAAGATTCTAGGAAATATTCTTCAAGTTGTAGCCCAAACATCGTTCACAGCCTAGACGGAGCAATTTGTCAGGGAGTTGCATTGTATTGTAAAAATGCTGATAATCCTATTAATGATTTGTTAATGGTACACGATAGTTTTGCAACCAATCCTAATCGAGTTGACCAGTTACACCAGATCATTAGACAAGTCGTTATAGACCTATTTAAAACGGACTATTTAGAACGACTATACAACGACTGGAGCTCCCAGCTGCCAGAAAAGCTACGAACTCGTTTAACAAGACCACCACAACAAGGTAATTTAGACATCAACGAGATTGCGAAGTCTAAATATTTTTTTAGTTAATAGAAAGGACATAATATGAAACTATTTGTATATGGTACATTAAAAAGAGGATATGGATTAAATCACGTATTATCTAAAAGTTTAAGGATAGGAGATTACATTACAAAACAAAAAGGTTTTAGAATGACAGGATTTTGGTATCCATTTATATTTAGAGATAAGACTTCTAAATTTTCTATAAAAGGAGAACTTTATGATGTTGACCAAAATGATTTTAGAACAGCAAATCGTATTGAACTTGGTGCGGGGTATAAACTAGAAGAAATTGATAAAGATGTTTATGGTTATGTATATCCTACAAAAGTTGATGACTTATCAATCTCTGTAATTAAAAATAAGAAAGATAATTATTATGAGTGGCGATCAACGTCTGATATGCCAAAAGTATAAAAATGGAATTAATTTTATTAAATGATGGATTGTATTCTCTTGTTAAAATAACAAAAGAAATGACAAAAGGAATAGAACTTTTAAGTGAAGTAGATTGCTTTGACCTTTGTGATATACTACGATTACACTTAACAATTTACTATGATTATCCGATTAACGCACACGTTATGAAAGATGGTAGTGGAGATTTGTTTGGTTGTATTTGTAGATATTAAGTCACAAGGACTACAAACTTTGGGGTTCTCTTGGAGGTAAAACACATATGATAAACGAAAAGCAAATACATACGACACCTGTTGGAGTTGCAAATTATCCTTACATCTTTAAGGCAGATACGCAATTTGAAAAAGCAGGAGTATTTTCAGTTAAGTTAGTTTTAAAAGATGAAGATGCTAAACCAATTATAAAACTTTATGAGGAAACGTTGAAAGCACGTCAGCAAAAAGAAAATACTGACAAGCGATCAGCACACAATCAATACAAAGTTTTAAAGAGTGGTGGTATTGAGTTTAAATTTAAACTGAAAAACAAGGTAACAATGAGAGACGGAACTGACTTCGAGCAAAGACCGAAGATTTTAAATGCCGACAAAACTATTGCACAGGAACAACCCGTGTATAGTGGCAGTAAAATGAAGATCGCCTTTCAAGCTGTGTCTTGGCACAATAACTTACAAGGAGTTGGCGTAACTTTAAGAATGAAAGCCGTACAATTAATTGAAGTTGTTGCAGAGAAACCAAAATCAAATGGAGAAGAAAAAACTTCTGATTATGATTATGGTTTTAGTGCAGAGAAAGTTTCCAATGTACCTAAACGGAAAAAAGAAGAACCTGTTTCGCAAGAAGCGGACTTCTAGTTATCGTAGTGGGCTTGAAGAAAACGTTATTAATAACTTAAAACAACGTAATGTTAGATTTAAGTATGAACAACGTGTTATAAATTACTTTAAGCCCGCCACGAAACATAAGTATACCCCTGATATAGAATTAGAAAATGGTATACTTATAGAAATAAAAGGTTTTTTTAAAAGAGAAGATAGGAAAAAACATTTATTAGTAAAAGAGCAAAACCCAAAGTTAGACATAAGATTTATTTTTGGAAACTCTAGAAATAAAATCTATAAAGGTTCTAAAACAAGTTATGCTGATTGGTGCCTTAAACACGGATTTGTATTTGCTGATAAAGTTATACCTACTGATTGGATAACAAGGAAGGATTATGAAAATACAAAGATCAACAGAAGAATGGAATAAGATAATAAAAGAAAAAGACGATAGAATACTTTTGTTAGAAACAAAACTAACAAATATGGTAAATAAAAATCGTGCTCTATATTCTCACATTAGAAGTGTTAATGATGTTAATGATGCACACCAAAAATTAAATGGAGTGTTGCAGAGAAAATTATCTGAAGTAAATAATAAATTTGAAAAGATGCAAAAAGATCGCCTAAACGCAGGAAGACAGGCGGGATATGACGAGTAATGATAGTGAGTTTGTTAAACACTTACCGTGTACGACTTGTTCATCTAGTGACGGAATGGCTCTCTACTCTGACGGTCACACTTTTTGTTTCGTGTGCAATACTACTACTAGGGGGACTGATAATAATATGGTGGCTACAAGCAATACTCGGGGAGATTTATTACAAGGCGAAGCGATTAGTTTACCAAAAAGAAAACTTACTTTGGAAACCTGTACGAAATGGGATTACAAAGTTGCACAAGTTAATAATGAGCCTGTTCAAGTAGCAACATATTACGATAAAAAGAAACGACCTGTATTTCAAAAATTAAGATACAAAGATAAACAATTTAAAACACTCGGAGATATAAACCAAGCTACTTTGTACGGACAAAATCTGTGGAATGGTGGTGGTAAAATTTTATGCGTTTGTGAGGGCGAAATAGACACTTGTAGTTTATCTCAATTATTTAATCACAAATATGCAGTTGTTGGAATACCTAATGGAGTTAACGGGGCAGTTAAGTCGTTAAAGAAGCAGTTAGAATTTATTGAAAGTTATGAATCTGTAATTTTCTTTTTTGACCAAGATGATGCAGGTCAAGAATGTGCTAAAAAATGTGCAGAACTATTATCAGTTGGTAAAGCAAAAATAGCTTCGTTTGATTTAAAAGATGTAAACGAAATGTTAGTACACGGATTAGGTGCTGATGTTATAAAAGCTATGTGGGAAGCGAAGACTTACCGACCTGATGGTGTAGTTGCAGGTGAAGAACTTTGGGAAGTAATTAAAAAAGAAGATGAGAAAGCAACAGCTTTTTATCCATACGAAGGACTAAACAGAAAACTATTTGGTATTAGAAAAAGAGAAATAGTAACAATATGTGGTGGTTCAGGTATTGGTAAGTCGTTAATGACTAAAGAGATTGCTTACTCTTTGATACAAAAAGGCAAAAGGATAGGAATTATATCTCTTGAAGAAAGTTTAAAAAGAACTTGTGAGGGTATATTAGGATTACATTTAAATAAACCTATTCACATAAATAGAGATGATGTTTCTGAAACAGAATTAGAACAAGCATACAAAGAAACAATAGGTAATGGTAATGTATTTTTATATGACCATTGGGGTTCTGTAGAAGAAAACACAATATTAAATAAAATAAAATATTTTGCTAAAGCATTAGATATAGAATATTTATTTATAGATCACATATCAATTATTGTTAGTGGATTAGAAACTAATGATGAAAGAAAAACTATTGATTTATTAATGACAAGATTAAGAGCATTAACCGAACAATTAAATATAGGTGTTATAATTATTTCACATTTAAAAAGACCAGAGGGAAACAAAGATCATACTGATGGTTTAAAAACTTCATTAGGACAATTAAGAGGTAGTGCAAGTATCGCACAATTAAGTGACATTTGTGTTGGTGTAGAAAGATCACTTTCAGATCAAGAGAATGGTAAAAAAACTTTAGTTAGAATTTTAAAAAATAGATTTGCAGGGATTACAGGTATTGGTACAACATTACTATATAATCCAGAAACAGGAAGGTTATTAGAATATGAACAAACCAATAATTTTTGATATAGAAACTAACGGGTTAAATCCCTCGAAGGTACATTGTCTAGTTTTACAAAAAGATGGAGAAGAAATTTCGTTCGTTGGACGGGATATACCGAAAGGTATTGATCTACTTGCTGACAATTTAATCGTGGGACATAACGTAATTAAGTACGACCTTCCTGTACTTAAACGTTTGTATGACTACAATCACAGCCCTGATTTAGTACACGATACTCTATGTTTAAGCCGTCTTATCTACCCTGACATCGCAAATAGCGTAGATTACAAGTTGTTAGCAAGTGATCGCATTGAAAGAACATCTGTTGGTAAACATAGTTTAAAAGCTTGGGGTCAAAGATTAAATTTTCATAAAGGAGATTTTGCAGAGATAAATACATTTGATATATTTACTCCTGCTATGCTTGAATATTGTATTCAAGATGTCAAACTTACATCATTACTTTATAAAAAATTATTAGAAAAAGGATTTAGTCAAGAAAGTATAGATTTAGAACACGAAATAGCAAACATTTTAAAACAACAAGAAGAAAAAGGTTTTGCCTTTGATGAAGTAAAAGCAAAAGAATTACACGTTAAATTATTAGGTAGAACTCACGATCTTAAATTAAGTTTAGAAACTAGATTTCCTGATTGGCAAGTTGATTTAGGAGAGTTTGTACCAAAAGTTAATAATAAAAAATTAGGATACAAAAAAGGTGTAGCTGTTAGAAAATCTAAAACAATGAAGTTTAATCCTTCTAGTCGTCAACACATATCTAATAGACTTATGGAATTAAGAAATTGGAAACCTAAAAAGTTTTCTGAAACAGGATTACCAATAGTTGATGAAGAAACTTTAGGACATTTAGATTATCCCGAAGCAAAAGAACTTAACGAATATTTATTAATTGAAAAAAGATTAGGTATGTTAAGCGATGGTAAAAACGCTTGGTTAAAAGTTGTCCGAAATGGACGAGTGCATACTAATTATATAACGAACATAACAACAGGTAGAATGAGTAGTAGGTCACCTAATTTGCAACAAGTACCTAGTACACATTCGCCTTACGGTAAAGAATGCCGTGAGCTTTTTACTCCCTCTTTAGGTTATGTACTTGTAGGGTGCGATGCGTCAGGTTTGGAGGCTCGATGTCTCGCACACTACATTTATAATTATACAGGTGGTAAAGAGTATGTAGATTTAATTTTAAATGGTGACATACATACCTACAATCAAAAGAATTTAGGTTTAAATAATCGAAACCTTGCGAAGACAATTCTCTATGCAGTTTTGTATGGAGCAAGTGCACGGAGAGTTATGGAAATACTAGATTGTTCTATGACCGAAGCTAAAAATGTATTAGATAAATTTTATAAAGTATTACCTTTCTTACAAGAAATAAAAGAAGATATATATTGTAAGATAGAAGACAACGGATACATCAAAGCTATAGATAAAAGAATACTTACAATAAGAAGTGCTCATTCGAGTTTAAATGCTTTGATCCAAAGTTGTGGGGCAATAATTATGAAAAAAGCATTAACTATATTATGGGATAAATTAAAAAATAAAGATGCTTTTGTAATTGCAAACATACACGATGAATTTCAAATAGAAGCAAAACCAAATATAGCCGATGAAGTTGGTAAGTTAGCTGTTGAAAGTATAAAAGAAGCAGGAGAACACTTTAAATTACGAGTACCATTAGGAGCAGAATACCGTGTCGGTAAAAATTGGGCTGAAACCCACTAATTTAAAATGGAGAAAATGGGCTTCAAATTGTTTATGTAATCAAAGAAAACGTCAAGGTCACGATTGTGGTTTAACAATAGACGAGTTAATTTTATTAACACCAAGTCATTGTCCTTGTTGTGGTATTGTATTAGTGCCACAAGGTAAACAAAGTAATTCTCCATCAGTAGATAGATTAGACGCAACAAAAGGTTATGAGAAAGATAATATATGGATAATTTGTCATTCTTGTAACACTAAAAAAGGAAACACAAAAAGCCCAATAGATTTGTATAAAATTGCAGATGCTTGGTGGGCAAAACTAAAGGATATAAAATGCAAGTTATTATAGTACTTCACGACAGAGAAGAACGAGATAAAGTTGAGTACAGCATATTTGAAAAATACGGAGATAATGAAAAACCTGAAGATATGATAAATAGTCCTGCTGTGCAAGTTGGTTCTATATTGTCTGGATTTTTAAAAACTATAGAACAACACGGAGCATATTTAGGTATATTACCTTTAATAGAAAACCAAGAAAAAGATTTTGATGAAGCAGATTTTAGAAAGAAAATTAAAAATCGTGACGGCAACGTAATTCATGTAAACTTAAACAATATAAAACCAAAAGGAAACGGATAATGAGTACATTATTAGTAGATGCTGACGTAGTAGCTTATCAAGTATCATTTGCTTCAGAAGAAGGAATACGATGGGGCGATCAAGAAGACGAGTTTGCGATATGGACATTACATAGTGATGAACTAGATTGCACAAGAAGAATAAAAGATTATTTTAATACATTAAAACAAGATACACAATGTAAAGAAATTATTTCTGCATTTAGTGATAAAGATAATTTTAGAAAAGAACTTTATCCTGATTATAAATTAAATAGAACAAAACAAAGAAAACCTTTAACTTTACAATATTGTAGAGATTATATCTATAAAAATTATAATGGTTTTATTAGACCTAGATTAGAAGCTGATGATATACTTGGTATATTAGCTACTTCATCAATAATCAAAGGTAATAAAATTATTTGTAGTATTGATAAAGACTTAAATCAAATTGCAGGATTACATTATAATCCTACACTAAAAGAGTTTTATGGAATTACTAAAAAACAAGCTGATTATAACTTTTATTATCAATGTCTTGTAGGAGATAGCACAGATAATTATAAAGGTGCACCTACTTATGGAGATGTTAAAACTAAAAAAACTTTAACTAGAAAAAAGAATTTGTGGAAAGTCGTTAAAGATTGTTTTAAAGAGCAAGGTTTATCAGAAGATGATGCTTTAACACAAGCTCGTTTAGCTCGTATTTTAAGAAATACAGATTATGATTTTAAAAAGAAACAACCTATATTATGGAGTGGTAATGACAAATAAAGATATGTTTAAATCTACTTCGTATGATACTTTAGAAAAACAAGTTGATGGCGACCATTATAAATCTATGAAAATCCAACCTGCACATTTTATTAATGAAAATAATTTACCATTTGCAGAGGGTAATGCTATAAAATATATTTGTCGTCATAAGAAAAAAGGTAAAGCAAAAGATATAGATAAAGCAATCCATTATTTAGAAATGATAAAAGAGAGAGATTATGAGTAATGCACACGTAAAAAGATGGAAAAAAAGAACTTGGTTAAATGTTGATATTTTGTATGAAGATGAGTTTTATGCTAGAACTCCTGATACAGATAAAACGTTTCCACCTACTGTAAAAGCTACTTATACAATAGTAGGTCAAAACACAACAAGGTCAACTTTAGAAGAATTACCTTTAGACCCATTACCTGAAACAGAAAAAAAACCAGAAGATACTACTAACCCAAGTGTTGATAAAACATTTGAAAATGAGGTAACCAAAAATAATGAAGAAACTCCTAAAGAAAATCCTACAATGGATCAGCCAAAATCCCCCGAAGTATAAGTTTGTTTTTGTACTTTGGGAAGATGCAAACTCCGATAGTAGTTGGAACGAGCTTTCCACAATAGAACAGATGCTACCAACAATATGTATAAGTGTTGGTTTTTTAATTAATAAAACTGAAGACGCTTTTATTTTAGCATCTGATTTTACAACCGATGAAAAAAATGGCAAATATGTTATCGCAGAAGGTGGTAACACTATGGTCATTCCTACCAAAAACGTACTAAAAGTAGTACCAATCCCCCTTAAAATACAGCCTAAATAGTTGCTCTCTTGGATATAACTATGATTTCACAAGAATTAATTGATTATTTAGAAAAGCAATTCCCTGATAAATCGCCTGATCTTAACGATAATGAAAGAAAAGTGTGGTTTAAAGCAGGACAATCAAGTGTCGTATCACATTTAAAAAAGATATTAAATGATAAAGAAAACAATTTATTAAATGAAACAATAATAGGAGATATAAAATAATATGTGTGGATTTTCTAGACCCAAGCCACCACCACCACCTCCAGCTCCCCCAGCACCTCCAGCTACGGAAGTTAACGCTTCGTCAACTCGTTTAAGAGAAAAGGCTCCAAAAGCCCCACAAACTAAAACGTCTAGCCGAGTTAGTTATTCGAGGAAACGAGGTAAACAGGCATTAAGAATACCTTTACAGGTAGGTGGAACTTCAAGTCAAAGTGGTGCAAACGTACCTTAATAGATAAAAAATATGGCAAAATTTATGACAGCTAAATCAAGATATAACACTCTTGAAGCTATAAGAGACCCATTTTTAGATAGAGCACGAGATAGTGCAGAATTTACGATCCCATCTATTATGCCTCGTGAGTATCATAGTAAACACACAACATTACATACTCCATATCAAGGTATTGGTGCTAGAGGTACTAATAACCTTTCATCAAAGCTACTTCTAGCTTTACTTCCACCCAATCAACCTTTTTTTAGACTAACACTTGACGAGTTTACTTTATCAGAACTTTCAGGTCGAGATGATATGAAAGGCGAATTTGAAAAAGCTATGGCTTCTATTGAACGAGTTGTTATGAGTGAAATGGAAGTTAACAATTTTAGAAATGCTTTATTTGAAGCTATTAAACATCTTATTATTGCAGGTAATGTTTTATTATATATTACACCTGAACTTAAAATGAAAGTTTATCATTTAGATAGATATGTAATTAAAAGAGATGGAATAGGTAATGTATTAGAAATTATTACAAAAGATATGGTTGCACCATCTTCTTTAACAGAAGAACAAAAGTTATTAATTGAAGGTGATAAAACTAAAGATAGTTATGATGATACTTGTGAAATTTATACTTGTGTTAAAAGATCAGATAATGGAAAAAAATGGGAAGTACATCAAGAATTAAACGAAAAAATTATACCTTCATCTTTAGGAACTTATCCTATAGATAAAAACGCATTTATACCATTACGTTATACTTCTATTGATAATGCCGATTATGGTAGAGGATTTATAGAAGAATATATTGGTGATCTTCGTAGTCTTGAAGCTTTATATAGAGCTGTTGTTGAAGGATCAGCGGCATCAAGTAAGGTTCTCTTTCTCGTAAAACCTAACGGCAGTACACGCCTTAAAACTTTATCTGAAAGTCCTAATGGAGCAATTCGTGAGGGAGATGCTAATGATGTTACTACATTACAAGTTAATAAATTTTCTGATTTTAATGTTGCATTTCAAACAATGAGATTAATTGAAGAAAGATTACAATTTGCATTTATGTTAAATACATCTGTGCAAAGAAATAATGACAGAGTTACAGCAACAGAAATAAATTTTGTATCAAAAGAATTAGACGATAGTTTAGGTGGTCTTTATTCTTTATTATCACAAGAATTACAACTTCCATTGATAAACAGATTAATGTTTCAAATGGAAAGAAAGAAAGCATTACCTAATTTACCTAAAGATAGTATACGTCCTAAAATTGTAACAGGATTAGAAGCGTTAGGTAGATCAAGTGATTTACAAAGATTAAATACATTTGTTAACCAACTACAACCTTTTGCAGAACAACTAATGACATATCTAAATTTAGATGAATATGTAAAAAGAGTTGGTACTTCACTTGGAGTTGAAATGGAAGGTTTAATAAAATCTCCTGAACAAATCCAAGCTGAACAACAAGCTATGCAAGAACAAATGATGGCACAACAAAATTCCCCTGCCGTTGTAAAAGAAGGTATGGGTATAGTCAGGGATAGTTTTAAAGACCAAAGAAACAAAAATAA